ATTGTGTTCTTATTTCAGCTTTGAATCGTTGCCATAAAAGGAGCGTGAGCCGTGCATCTTGTTCCGCATAATGACCAACATGTTCAGCAGGTAACTTCCACATTTCCGCTTTAGCATCTACACCATGCGAGGCCGCTGCCTCTTTTAAATCTGCTTCAGCTTTTACTTCTCCTAAATAATCAATCGCTAAAGCATTTAAAGAATAACTCCATCTATTTTCATTTATCAATGCTGCCGCAATCATGGTATCTACAATTTTACCTTTAACTTCAATACCAGAAGCTTTTAACCAACCAATATCGTATTGTGCGTTATGAAATATTTTAGTTGCAGGTAAAGAACAAACATCTTTCATATATTGTTTAACTTGTTCAGGTATTAAATTACCTCCACCAAAATGACCAAAAGGAAAATAACCTTGCCAACCTTCTACAGCAACAGCAAATCCTACAATCTCTCCTTTACCAAAAGCCCAACCTGCTCCAAGTCTTTCATTAATACCATCATCTCTAGTTTCTAAATCGATAGCTATTTCAGAATAACCAGACAAATCTTTAAATTCATTTGGAGCTGACCACATATTTTTCTTCATATTAAATACTAATTGTAAGCTCATTTTGTTTCCTCATAGTGAATTTCTCCCTCTAACGAACTAACTTGAGGAAGGGTTTGGTTGTTAAAAATAAAATCGATACCCATTAATTTTCCATTTACGAATAAATTATCAATATCAAATACTTTGAAATTACAATTAGCCATGTAGTTAATATAATGCTCAAACAAAGGAGCCCCTTTATTGTTATGATAAACAGGACATTCTAACTGTACCCACTTTGTTTTTTCAAATAAATCTAAAGATCCTTCAATAACTTCTAATTCAGCACCTTGTAAATCTAGTTTTATTACATCGTAGTTTTGATCAGGAATTACATTAGATAGTTTTTTAACTTGTATTTTCCTTTTATCAAATTCTATATTAGTGTTTTCTTCATACAATGAAGAACCTGTTGATTTATTTTTATCTTTTGCAAAATAAAAATCTCTCTCTTCATCGTTTTGGCCTAAGCCTACACAATAAAAATTACCTAGTTTTTCAAGTTCATCTTTATGTATGTCTTGAGCATCGATCATGTAATAATTTGCATTAGGATAAATTTCTTTTACTCTTTTTGTCCATAAACCTTGGTGGCAACCTCCATCTACGATATTATTCAATTCAACATTGAAACTCTTCAATTTATCGTAAAATTTAAAATTTAATTCAGTAGGTTTAAACATTTAAAACCTCTTCTTTAAATCTTAATGAATTATAAATTCCTTCATTTACAGCTTTTACCAATAGATTTGGATAATCTTTTATTGTATTAAAGTTCTTTTCATGTTCCCAATGAGTTATTAAAAAATCATCTTCCCATAAAAAGTAATTATTCCACATAAATTTATCTTTTAAAAATTCATTATTTTTTAAATTAATTTCTATATATTCACTTATTGGATACTTATGCAATATATTAATTTTTTTTAATCTAGACCAGACGAAACTAAAATGATGATGATAACCTTTATGATTACTTTTTTCACTTTCAATAAATTTAAACGTCTCTATTAAAGGCGAGGGAGTTTCAAAATATCCTGCTTTAGAAATACGTTTACATTCATTTAAGAAATGTTTTGGATTATATAAATCTTCAACTACATGTCTTGCATAAACAAAATCAAACTCTTTATCTTTGTATGGGAAAAATTGGGATGAGAAATCACACGTTGAATAATTTTCTAAGCGAGATTTTTCTTCTTCGCTATGGCCACAAAAGTGAGTAGCTTTTAAAAAAGGTTTATTTCCTGGCCCTAATTCTAAGACTTTTCCATTAGCTTTAGATGCAACATAATTATTTACTTCCTCTATAGGAGCAAAATACCTTTCTTTTAATTTCATAAAAACTTTTTTATTATTAATTTATTTAATTTATCTTTATTACTAAAAGCAAATAACGCTGCATGATAATCTTCAGGAAAGATTTCCCAAAAAGGGCCTTCTGTACCAGAACAACCTTCTCTTGCAGGATATATCTCTAAAGTAAAGTTAACTTTGTCTACTGTTATATTTTTTTTTATTGTTCTAGAACTTGGCATTATTTTTTCCTTTTCTTGTGTCGACCCATGTACCATTCACTAGGTTCATAGTTCCATTTTTTACCGTGATGTCCTCTTATATCTGCGTACCACATCCTTAATTTAATTATTAGTTTTCTTATACTTCGTGTCACTTCTTCTTTTTTATATTATCAATTTGTTCAACATCTTTAAAAGGAACCATAGTAATTTTATCAAGCCTGCCTTGACGTTGATAAATTTCATATATTCCTTTACCTTTTTTAAAATTATTTTCTTCTAATTTATTCCAAATAAATTCAAATAATTCTTTTCTTTTAACTATTAACCAGTAATCTGTTCTTTCGAAAACAATGTAGTCTGCCTTACCTTTTATCCAACCAGGTTTACCTCTTACATTAGTTCCTTCAATCCATGTAATATCATCTTGTTTATCTTGATCTGAACGATTTATTTTTTTCATTCCTTTAACATCAAACTTTAAGAGTTCCCCATTTAAAATTCCTTTTACATCCCAATGCTCAAACATATCTTGTTTACTATCTGCCCAGACAGGATCCTTTAAATTTTTTGCAAAGTTTTCTTCTGTTATTTTTGCTAATCTTTTAAACTCTTCCCAACTCATTATTTTTTCTTTTTTAAATCCTTTAGTTTTAATATTTCTAAATCACAATAATGTTTTATTTTTTCTAAATCTTCGATACCGTTTTTATTTAAATATCTACAAACATATTTAATAACATTACCTTGAAAGAATGAGAGATTATTCTTTGATATAAATTCATAAGGTTGAATGTGAAATTTTTTGTAGTGATTCCCGCCTATCTGCTTTGATTGTGGAAAGGCTTCTTCTAATAAATCTTTATTGGTCATCTTGTTTCCTCTAAATAAATTAAATAATCTTTACCAATTGGGTAATGATACTTATAGTCAGTTGATAAAATATGTAAAGTGTTTTTTGCTCTTGATGCACCTGTGTAATAAACTTTTCGCTCTCCACTTTTATCTAATTTTGTTTTACGACCAAAGTCAGATGCGTAATCATTTTTACTTGCAAGAACGACATGGTCAGCTTCGCCACCTTTGACACTATGGATAGTATCAATAATAATTTTAGGCTCTTCATTTAATTGTTGTTGACCGTAACGTTTTAGTAATCTTATAAAATATATTTTTTGTCTTGAGGTAAAGTTCCTACGAAGGATCCACCACCATTCTTTATTTTTCTTTTCATCTGGCACAGTAAGACCGCACCATTCTTTTAATTCTTGAAAGGTATAAGTTTTAAAATCTGGTTCTCCCATCCAAAATTTATCTTGTCTATAAGCGTCTTTTTCTAAATCCCTTATATATTTAAACATAACTTCAGCATCACCTTTATTAATTGATTTACCATTGGATATAGCTGTCCAAGCTTTTATGGCCTGCCATTGTTTACGATCAAAAGATTTATTATTCTTATTATCTCCAAAATATAAACCTGCTTCTTTAGCTGCCATTCTAAGTTCATTAACGACTTTATTAACTCGTCCTAAGATGTACCAAGTTCCTTCTTGGCTAAAATCTATTTCTTTAAAGTTTAAATATCTCTTAACTGCACCATCTTTATCTGAAGGTAGATATTCTTTCTCTTCTGAATCTATAATTCCTCTTCTAATTATTTCTGTAAAATGGTGTATGGCTTCTCCAAATCGTCTAGTCTTTCTTAGTACGACCTTTCTGCCTGGGAAATAAGTTGTAAAATATTTTGAATCAGCTCCATTCCATTGATAGATACCTTGATCATCATCTCCTGCTAAATAAATTCTATTTGATTTATTTGCTATTTTAAATAACACAGACCATTGAAGTGGTGTAAAATCTTGAGCTTCATCTAATATTAAAACATCTAATTCAGGAAAATCTATCTCATCAATAGCTTTTGAAATCATATCGGTAAAATCTATAAAGGATGATTCGCCACCACCATTCTTATAATGTTCATAAGTAGATATCTTTCTTTGAAATACATCAATGTTATCTTTCTTATACGATTCTCTTTTGTATACTTTTATTGGATCTTCCATCATGTTTCTTGCTTTATCGTAAATGGATAAAGACCAATCTTTATAGATAAACTCATCGTCTTCTAATCTATTATCAGATCGTTTTAAAATACTTTCCTGTAATGCAAAATCAATCATACAGCTTTTGATATCAAATACCTCTTCTTGAAAATATCTACGACAATATTTGTGAAGTGTTTTAAATCTTGTAAAATTTTCTATAGTGTAATGAGGAAACGCAGTTAGAGCTCTTTCAACAGCTGTGTTTACAGCTTTGTTTGTAAAAGATATAAACGCAATCTTTTCTGGTCTTATACCATTTCTCAAATGTCTTTTTAAAATCCTTTCAATTAATGTATATGTTTTACCTGTACCTGGTGGGCCATATATCTTAATCGTTTTCTTGTGTAGTTTTTTCAGTCTTTGGATTTCTAAACTTTCCTGTGTGGTAGTCATCGTCCATCTCCGTTAGTGAAGTATCTGTTTTCTTTGGTTTATGTTTTTTAATTTCTTGGTGGTTGATAAACTCTGGCATATCAACTGCCCAAATATTTTTCTCTCCCTCATGGTATTCTAATCGTTTACAATTTAACAATCTCAAAGCTTCCATAGAATTATTGAATGCTTTGTTCATTTTCTTCTTCATCCAATTATCTAAGGTAGTTCTTTTGAAATAACAAACATTTGTTTTAGAATCTAATACTACATATCCATCTTTTAGTTTTCTAAAATCATCTTGTTCAATTGTATCCTCAAAGAATTCTTTAAGTGTTTGATAACGCATATCTTCTAATGTTTCTAAATAATTAAATTCATCAGACTCATCAGCTTTCTTAACTAAACCATCTAAGAATAAATCCCAAACAATAATGTTCTTTCTCTTAGGTAATGTTTTCCAAAGTATTTTATAATTTAATAATTTCTTTTTAAAGTTTAATTCAGATGCTAGATCTTCTGGTTTAACCATAATCTTTTCACCTTGATATTTAAATTGATAAAAAGATTCTTTGATATCTCTTATAAACATTACATCTTCAAACTCATCTATGATTGCAGGAGCCTCTTGGAATATACCTAATGATCTATTCTTACATAACTCTTTATTACATAGCGGTGTAATTGCATTTAGTTTAGGCGGACATTTATAAAAATATCCATTCTTCTTAACTGATTTTGCAATCGTTATTATTTCTTTTTCTGGTAATGGTATTGAAAAGATTTCAGTATTTCTTTTCTTAGCTATCTCAGTTAATTCTGATATAGATATGTTTTCATCCTTCTTACATTCTAAAACTAAAACATTAAACAGAAAATCATTTCTATGATTACCAGACCATTTTTCTTGTATCATCTTCTGAACACAAGGTGGATATTCTTTCCAACTAGATTCTGGTTCATATGATGTTGCCTTAAAGTTTTTAATTTGTTCTAAATTTACTCGTTTAAGTTGTGCTAATTCTAAGAATGCTTCTAACATGATAGGAGTACCATCATCATTATAAGCAAACTCTGTTGTCATTTTAGCTTTAAAGTACGGCATACCTAAAGCTTTATTCATTGGAAATACCTCATTAGCCATGAAGTAATCATTATTCCATTTGTTTAAAACTTTTAAAACTTCTGCTTTATCTTCCCAATCTTTTAAGAATAAGAATATGTGTAAGCCTCCAGATTTTGATCTAACAGGTATTAATGGTAAATTATTATTTTTAATTATGTCTACATATTTTTTAGAACTATAGTCTTTATAGTTTTGAGGATCGACATCAATACACCCCCATTTAATTTTGTCATCACGTTCTGGTCTTAAACCAATAACGTATTTCCCTTCTAAGTGATCTTGCCATAAGTTAGCGGTTACTGGTTCGTGGATCGTGAGGTAGTCAGCTTCCCTCTTTCCCCTTTCATCTTGGCCACCCGTTAGGGTGACCTTAATGAATTGACCAGAGTCGCCTTCAAACAACTCTAGTAATTTATGTTGCATTAGAATGGTGTTGCTTCGCTATCGCTTACTGTTTTAGTTTCAGCTTTACCTTCTTCTTCAAATGCTACTTTACTAAAGATGTCTTGTTTCTTACAACTTTCATAAAAAGATTTTGACGTTTGTAATGCATCTAGACTTTTAGATGGGTCTAACACCGAATCAAATTCGATTGTCCAACCGTACCAAGAGTTCTGACTATTGGACTCTTTAGTAGCTTTAAGTCTATACACTTGTGACCAAGATGGTGGATTAAACATTCCACTCTTACCTTTAATCTTTCTACTAATAATCATAGAATTCCACAATTTAGATTTTTTCTTTTGTGTAGACTTCATTGGTATTAGAGCATTTTCAATTGGCTCATAATTTTCATTCAATAATTGAACGAAGTGATTACCAGTATCTTCGATATAATTACCATTTGGTAATCTATCTTTACCATCATCGCCTTTAGTTGTTTTAGTCATGATAGATGGATCTGTATGAATTGCTACAGGTCTACCAAGACTATCTCCTCTGTCTTGCCATTCATTAAAAGTATTATTGTAATGACATGGTACAGCAAGAACGCCTTCCTTTGCTTTGTACAAAGAGCCTGTTATCTCATTAAAGATATCTCCTTGTTTAGCGTTTTCATTATACTTTGCACTATCCTCATCTAGTACAGCTGAGCTAGAGTAAAGTATTTTAAGTAAAGGTAATCTTGTATCACGTGCCGTGATATTTTCAGTACCTTGTCCTGATAAAGCCTCAAGATCCATTTTTACTGGAACTCCTGCTTCTTTTTTTGTTGCTACTTCTTTAGTAGCGTTTTGTGCTTCAGACATTATTTGTCCTCCTTCTTAATGGTTACACGGTTTGCAACGTAAACTCCAAACATATCATTAGGTACTTGTTTACCTTCTTGAATTTGTTCTCTTACCCATCCTTTAAGAGTAGATGCATGAACACCTTGTTTCTGTTTTACGTTATACCCTTTTGATTGAGCATCTTGTATTACAGTTTGTGCTATTTCATCTTGACCCTTACCGAATTCAAGAGTTACGTTATTTTTGATTAAGTCTCCATGTCCGTTCTCACGTAACCAATTGTGAGCACGTTCTTTGAAAGACTCATTGATGTGAGCTTGGTAGAAAGGTTTTACATTTACTACACTCCCATCGGTTAGCTCCATCTTGGATATACCCGCTTCTCGCATTAAGTTTGGAATTATATTATCAGAAAGATGTAATTCAGCTTCTTTAAGTTTTTTAACTTCTTCTTCAGCATTTTTTATCTGTTTCTGAGTTTCCAAAAGCTTATTGCAATTTAGGGCAATATCCGCAGATTTTGCCGTAT